GGATATAACAACTCCCTCCTAAGGAGTCGTTGCTGGTTCGATTCCGGCAGGGGACATTTTTAAGCCTTTAACCATGCGGGTTTAAAGCATTTTGTCCACATTCTGTCCACATTTGTTTTATCTTTTCATCGTTTCGTGATTTTTGCTCTTGCAATTGGTGGGCGTAAACCTCTAGCGTTATATTTAGATTCTCATGCCCTAAAACTTGCGATACAGAAATTAAATCAATATCGTGGGCTATTAAATAGCTGGCGTAAGTGTGCCTTAACGAGTGGACACGTACTTCACGCCCAATGATTTTCCGTAAGGTTTTATTGACGGCATTGTTGGATAGTGAAGGCAGTAGTCTACCATCTTCAGTAGGTGGCAGTTGGTCGATAAAATTTATAAAGTCATCATCAAGCGGTATCTCTCGGATACTGCTTTTTGTTTTTGTGGGCAAGAACCCAGTATTATTTTTATAGTCCCACGTCTTATTGACTGATAACATGCCAGTTTCTCGGTTGATATCGTCCACTGTCAGCCCTAAACACTCAGCAAAACGGATACCAGTTTTGGCGATAATATAGAGTGCTGCATAAGACGCATATTCTGGATGCTTGCTTGTCTCGTAGATCAATCGCTCGTATTCTTCGACCTCTAGGAATTTCGTTTCGATATCACGCCCTTTATTTTTTGCGTTGATTTTAGCGAACTTACAAAAGTTACGCTTGATGTATCCTTCATGCACTGCCATTTCGACGCATGATTTAACATGGACATTGAAACGCTCGACAGTATCTTGGGCGTGAGTTTTAGCATAGCTATTCAACACACGTTGGTATTGTGTGGCAGTAACAGATTTTAGTTTCTTATCACCAAAGAATAATTCTATCTTGCGTTGAGTGTTGATGTATGCCTTGTAAGTTATCTTGGAAACGGTGGGTTTCTTATAAACTTCACACCACTGCTTAAAATAAGCGTATAGAGTGATATCTTCATCTACATTCAAGCCGTCTTGTATTTTTAGCTCCATCTCAGCAGCAGCCTTGATAGCTTCAGATTTCGTCCTAAAACCACCCTTTGACTTTGGTTTGCGTTTCCCAGTCGAATCATAGTAGTTTATTCGATACTCCCAACCGTTTTCCCGTTTTCTGTATGATGCCATGTTGTTTTCACCTCATTTTTTTGTTAAAATGGGTATAAGAAAATGACCTTTTTAATGGTTATTTCTTATACAGGATATCCTCACACTCAAAATTTGGCGATGGCGAGCGTGGGGTTTTTGTTGCTTTTTGTTACTGTTGGTTGTACAATAGTGATGAAAGGTGGTGCAAAAATATGTTTTCTTTTTTTACTCACATCAAACAAGAACAACAAGAGATGAAGCGTTCTAAAAAAGAAATGGAGTTGCGCCACAGAGGATTTGCTGATAAAGTCCACATAGATATTCAAGCTGGAAAGGAAGAACTTGCTTTAAAAAGAGAGGGTTTTAATCAGCAATATGGTCATCTATTTCATCCTCGAAATAAATAGCAATAGGTCTTACTAGGTGGTCATCTTTATCTACCATCCCAAAAGCACCAAGCATAATATTCAGAATTGTTGTGGGTGCGCTTTTCAATGCCAAACTACTTTCTTCCATACATGAGAATGCGTTAGGTACTTGTTCATCAAAAGTCGATGAGCAGATACCTAGCATTTTTATTTTTCTCTTTCCAAGTTGCATAAAACTAAGTTGAACGCTTTGGACTCGAAGAAATTCAAGCGGAAGTATGCTGAAGGTATTGTTGATTTTGGTTAAATTAGTTTCAGGCAATAGCTTTGTTAAATAAGAGGAAACATGCTTCATCGTTTCAAAGGTGTTCCAACCATTCCTAGAAAGAGTTTCTTGCATTTGTTTAGTTTTGGTTAAGTGTTTCTCTTTGCCGTTTATTTTTTTCAATTTAGATTGTAGTGATTTAAATTCATCGTATCCAGGAAGTAAGAATCCTATTTCTTCTAAATCGCTTGTGTTCGCTAATTGCTCAAAGTTGAAGACAGTTAACTCTCCAGATGTAGAAATTAGGTCACCATCTTGGTAATCGCTATGTTTTATTAGACCTTTTGCCTCAAGGCCATTTATTAGCAAATCTAAAGAATAATCATCAAGAGCCGTTTCTACTAGGTTTTTATTTGATTTAGAAAATACAAAGTTGTAATTGTCAACATTGGTTTTAGAATAACTTCCTGCGGCTTTTAACAGAGCAGAGATTCCGATCTCGGTGGATGCAGTTACTTGCTCTGCACTTCCTTCAGATCTAGCATCACTCTCAGCATCTTCATTCACTAATTTAGTTATCAAACCTGAGTTTTGCTGAGCCAACAATGAATTAACAAGCTTGGTGTCTAGATAAATTATTTCTTTCATACTTTTTTACCTTTTTTAATTTATTAATGCTAAATATTCTTCTTTGACCATTGCTTCATCAGCGATGGTTTTTAATTTGTAAGTTTCCATAAAATGAACATAATTAAAATTTGCTACATCATCTAGTTTTTTGAGTTCTACCTCAAGCAAATGATGTATCATGTTTCTGTTTGCTTGTAACTCACACTTCTCCCTATTCATCTGGTAATTACATGGCAGATGTTCCCTATGTCCAAGCTCATGCAGAGCCACCTTCTTTTGGTCGTCATCAGACAAGCGAATATCTAAGGCAAGGACGTTAAGAACTGGATTGTAAAAACCTTGGCTATGCCATTCTTTGCCATCGAAGTAGCACAAGTTAACGCCCTCAATAGCGCATAATTCTTGCACAGTCATAATAAACACCTCTATTTATTTTTTAAGTGTGCCTCCAAGACTGCTGTGATAAAATCGATATCTTCCTCTGACAGGGGCTTTCCGTCAAACAACATTGATTGTGCAGCAATATCTCTGAGGTCTAATGGTGCAGAAGCATCACCAACTTTTGCAATATTCGGATTATCAGTCCGACCTAATAGATAATCAGTGGACACGTTGAAGTAGTCGGCAATCGTTGAAACTCGTTCAACATTTGGCGTTGATTTCTTCATGTTATAAATTGTATTTCTGCTAAAACCTAATTTTTCTTCAAGTTTATTTAATGAAATACCTTGTTTGTCAGCCAGTTCTTTTATTTTTTCAAACGTGAAAAACATTGATACATCAACCTTTCTAAGGCATGACAAAAAATATTTAATAAATTTACTACAAAACTATTGACAAGTTTTAATAAATTTATTACAATATTTTTGTAAGCTAAAGAGTTAGCGAATAAGACAATTAAAAAAATGAAAACCTAAAAAACCGATTGGCGTCCGTTTTAAATAGGTAAATCTTGCTTTTTTAGTTGGTCTTTTCTCTATGTTTCGATTTTAATAAATTTATTTATCGATGTCAAGAAATTAGCTAACTTTTTAGCGGGTGTTTAAAAAAAAGAAAGGAGAGAATATGACACAGCAACATCAAAAGTGGATTCAGCTTGTCAAAGATAAATTGAATTCAGAAGGGATGACACAAACACACCTTGCTCGTGCTTGTGGAGTGAAGAAGCCTACCATTTCAGAATTACTGAAATATGGCAAAGGAAGCAACAGATTGAAAAACCGAGTGTGCGATGTCTTGGGTATCGACGAGACTTGGGTTGACTTAGGAGAGTAGGAGGTTGAAGAAAATGAATCATATTCACAATTTTATAGAGTTCATGCAAAAAGGTCGTCCAATCCCAGAATGGGACTTCACGACCTACATGTTCTTTATATTCTCAATGCTTGTTGGAATTCTTATCATATTGCCTATTCGCTTTGAGCGTTCGTTTGGAAAGCGACCAGAAAACACCGAAGATAGGGACGCTAACGAAGGACATTAAATTTCCGAATTGAGTATCAGACAGGACAATTAAACAGTTTCTCAAAACGAGGATTCCGAAGATTGCCAAAGCAATAACAAAGCTATAAGTTATATCTCCCTCTTTCTCAAGCTTGAAAAAGAGTAGGACGTCATGAATATAGCTTAATGCTATCAGAGAAATGAATAAAGCAACAGCAATCACTAGCCATAGATACATCCAATTGATGTCGGTCAACTTAGTCAAAGCTGAATGGCTATCTGGTGTAATACAGTGAAATTCAACGTATAGCAAACCTACAAACATGAGTAGTGCTAATACTTCGGATTTATTCTTCATGCTAATACCTCGTTTTATTAACTATTATATCAAAGAAAGGAGCAATAATGAACGAACTTATTAACATAACATTGAATGATAACCATGAGCCTGTTGTTTCTGGAAGACAACTACATGAGGCTCTTGAGGTTAAAACCCCTTATGACAAATGGTTTCCACGAATGACGGGGTACGGATTTACAGAAAACGAAGACTTTTCGACATTTTTGTCGCAAAGCACCGGAGGGCGTAGAGCTACCGACCACGTTATCAACCTAGACATGGCCAAAGAAATTGCCATGATACAGCGAACTGACAAAGGCAAGGAAGTACGAAAATACTTCATCCAAGTAGAAAAGGACTTTAACAGTCCTGAAAAGATTATGGCTAGAGCCTTGCTCATGGCAGATAAGAAAATCACAGTCTTAACCACAGAGAATGAGACTTTGAAGCTTGAACTTGAAGAAGCGCAGAAACAAGCCAGATACCTTGACTTAATCATTGAAAGCAAAGCAAGTTTGCGCGTGACACAAATCGCTGCCGATTACGGCATGAGCGCAACTAAGTTTAACCATCTCTTGCATGAATTTGGAGTGCAACACAAAGTTAACGGACAATGGATTTTGTACAAGAAATACATGGGCAAAGGCTATACAGATAGCGCAACCTTTGATTTTGTGGACGGCAAAGGTCAAGCACGTACTCATGTTACGACAACATGGACGCAGAAAGGTCGCTTGTTCTTGTATGAACTGCTGAAAGCTAACGACATCCTGCCACTCATCGAACAAGAGGATTAAAGGGGGTTAAACAAAATGGAAATCACCTACAAACCAGTCGGGGTTAACGAAACGGCTGAATGGGGGGACTACGACCACCTCATGCAACGCTGGGAAGGTCTAGGGAAGTCGATGGCAAAGAACCTCATTCGAGAAATGAGGGACAACAAAGATTTCAAGAACTACGTATTCAATCCAACGCATAAACTGGTTTTCATCAACTATGAAGGTTTCAAGTCTTTCATCGAATGGAAAACCAGGCACAGATTCAAATAACATTAACACCTTGACGGCACTGGTGGGATAGCGGGGCAACAATTCAGTTGAAACGTAAGCAATACCATTAGAAATGATTTGATTTTATAATGACTCCTAAAAAAATTAAATAAATCAAAAGACCTCGCTAGTTCTCTAGTGTCGTCAAGACAACAAAAAAGGCTGACCCCTGCCAGAGCCAGACCACGAGCATCTACAAGAAAGGAGCATAGGTCATGGGATATGAAGTATATCCAACGAAACACGGACAATAACTATACGATGATGAATAACCACTCAGCCCAAAACGCTGAGCTGAGTTTACAAGCTAAAGGTTTGTTGTGGGTGCTAATGACTAATAAAGACGACTGGCGGCCTTACATTGAAGAGCTTTCAAAGCGTTCAAAAAGCGGCAGAGATGCACACCGAACAGCCTTTAATGAGTTGAAAAAAGCGGGGTATATCCGTATCTATCGAAAAAGCTTGGGCCGTGGCCAAGGTGTTCAGACTTATCCACTTGTCCAAGACATACCGATTACAGATAGTTATTGGAATTATTGGGTTAGTCGGATTGAAAAAGAGTTATCCACAGAAGTTGTGGATAACTGAGTTACAACTTACTGACTTTACGTAAGTTGAAAAGTCCAAAAGTTGAAAAATTCAAAAGTTGAAAAATTCAAAAGTTGAAAAGTTCAAAAGTTGAAGAATCCGACACTAATAATAACTAAATAATAATAATAACTAAGTAATAATAATATGGCGTTGTCACGCACTAACTAATAACAATATGGTGCTATCGCACACTAAGAAATAATAACTACTAACTGATAACAATACAGTAGTAGTTAGAAGAATAAGAGAGGTAAAAAACATGGCAAACAACCATTATATTAAAAGGTTGGTAGCGTGCGCTATCCAATTTGAGAAAGACTTCCACAAGATGGAAGGTGGCATCCCTGCTCTCGACAACATTACAAAGTTAATTCTTTACATCATTCAGACGATGGATGTCTCAAAAAAAGCAAAAGACGAGCTTGATAATATCGACACAATATGTCTGATGTATAGAGATGTTTGTAGCAAACCAGACACACCAGACAGTAAATGTAAAGATCTGTTTCAAGACGTAGCAATCGATTTCGTCGCTACGTGCAGAATACACGATATTTTGGACATTTAGAAAAACACCTCTAGCTCACTAGTGCGGTTAGGGAATAGAAAGGAAATTAAAAATGAAAAAACTATTTAAATGGCTATTTGTAAAAGAAAAACAAGAACCAGAATATTTCTTCGAACCTGTATGGACACCATACGAGGAAAACGAACGCAAATATGAAGCACGCCAAAAACGTGAGCGTGACTTACTAGCAAAATACGGAAACCGATAACATCGACATCTTCAATCCGTAGCCACGGCCCTGCCGTGGAGTGTAACTTATACCTTTCCCCAATAAAATCTTTACTAAATTACTTTTTTCCTAATATTCCCATTAATAGTCTAATAAAACATTGAAATATTCTGCGGTGGGGCTATGGGTGCGGGTTGAAGCACTAAAAAAAGCACAGGTAAGGGCCTGTGCAAGAAATAACATCTATAAGGAGTATACCATGAAAACACTCAACACTCAAACAGTAGCTAAACCAGGATTCACAAAAAGCAAAGCATTCGGACTTTGCGGCACGCTCGCGCTAGCTACAGCTCTATTGATTGGAGCTGGCACAGTATCAGCGGACGAAACTGCTCAACCAGTGGTGGGCGCACAACCAACTGCCGCTAATGTCTATACGGCTGACAATGCCGGGAATGTTACGGTGACACCTAGCGAAACAGTGGCACCAGTGGAAACACCAAAAGCGTTAGCACCAGCACCGGTAGAATCTCAACCGATTGCAGAAACACCAGCAACAACTACAGAAGTAGCTCAACCAGCTGAAACACCAGCTGCGCCTACTACAGTGACTAAAACGGGCGACACTATCAACGTTGAGAATCCAAAAGTTGAGGTTACTTTCCCGAATGGCAACGGAAAGTATAACCCATTCGAAGTTGAGTATAAGGATATTCAAATTCCAGATGACGTGCAAGTTAACGAGGGTGACAAAGTTACCCTTACACTTCCTAAAGAGGTGACATTCCAAACTGATTATGACTTCGACGTTTACAATCCCAACAAAGAAGTTATCGGACATGCTGCTACCAACTTGAAAGCTGGGAACGTGGTTACTACGTTTAACAACTACTTCCAAAACAATCCACTTAACAAGCGCATGAGTTTGAAGCTTGATGCAAGCTGGACAGATAAAGTTGTCCCAGGAAAGCCAGTAAATATCAACTTTAATGGTACTGTTGTGACTGTAAATGTTGGTTCGGAGCAAGTAATCGGCAAAGATGAATTGATTGCAAAATGGGGATTTCAAGACAAAGAAGACCCTACTGTGATTAATTGGACAGCCCGTGTTAACTATGCCAAACGTGCGTTAAACTATGTAACAATCATTGATGAAATGTCAGAAAACCAAAAGCTGGTTGATAACTACTTTGAAATTAAAAACATTGAAAGTGTTGATCCTTGGGTCGACAAAGGTTCAGCTATGGACTTAGTTAAGTCTATCTCAAAATCTGAGCATGGCTTTGAAATCAAAATGGACCGTTTAGACCGCATGGTTTACTTGTACTACAAGACTAAGCTTGTAAATGCTGTTAAGGACTCAACTAACCCTACAAATAAAATTGAGCTTAAAGCTGAAAATGATGATGCCGTTTCATATCAGAAGATTCAATTAGTAGGTGGTAAAGGTGATGCGTCTGGTGAGAATAAGCCAGAACCAACGTTTGAGGTGCCACACGATGCACCTAAGTACGAAAAAACGGAATTTAAAGGCGGCATCCCCGGAATCCCAGAGGTGCGAGAATTGCCGCCATTTGAAGGTGGAGTAATTCCGAATGATGCCCCTATCTTGGACTTGCCAGAGCTTGAAATTCCAGTAGAGCCAGAAAACCCTAGCACACCGAAAGAGGTGCCAAGCAAGCCAGTAGAA